GCCAAGAGATAGTTTTGGCTTTGTGGCTTTTCCAATTCCAACTTCATCTTTTTGCGTAGATTCTTTTGCTGGCGTACCCTGTACTTCTGGTTTTTCTTTCCTCTTTTTCTTCCTGGTTTTCTGTGGCGTAGCCTTTTCAGAAACAGGTTTTGTAATTTTTTCTGGTGTTACAGGAGCTACAGTTTCTATAGGCCGCTCCGGTGGCTTTACCTGCTCCGGTGGAATTGCCTGTTCTGGCGGTTTTACCAGTCCTGGTGGTGTAACACTTAAAGATGGTTCTATTTGTTCTGGCAGTGAAATTGTTTGTCCTTCTTTATTGCTAAAAGATTGGCCCCTTTTTCTAGAAATTCTCTCGATGAGTGCTGGTGCAATTTCTTTAGCCCTTCTGATGGCTACTGAATATTTTCCAGAACGCCGCACTTCTTCTGATTCTCTTTGCCCGGATGTAGTCCTTAAATACTCCTCAGATACCTCTCTGGCACTTTCAACATTTCTCGCCATTTCTTGTAGTTGTTCTGGGGTAACGTTTAGTTCTTCTTCAGTCAGTGGGAGAGCGCCGCCACTTGCCTTTCCAGTATTTATAACCTCAGCAACGCCCTGGAGAAGACTCATGGCCGCCTCACAGTAACTTTACCAGCCCCAAGTAAACTACGGCCTTCTTCGCTCAATCCTCCAATAATGGCAGCTTCTACATTTTCCCCTGCATCCTTATGCATACGAGCATAAGCTTGTACTTGGGGAATATTCTCTGTACTGGCCGTTCGTTTAACATCAAGAATAGTAACTCCGCCAGTATCTCTATTCCTGATAACAACATCCTGGCGGCCAACAAGTTCGAAGTTATCACCAATAGAAGTTCTCGGTAAAGTTATTTCAGTACCAATAAGTTCTCGATTTTCACCAAAAATCTTTGTAAATTCCTCTGGGTCTTTAAGGATTCTATTAACTTCTTTATGTAATATATCTCCTTCTTTCGCTTCGGTTCCGCTCGTAGGCCCAAGAAATGCACTTGCCAATTGATGCTCAACTGTTGTTTTCAGGTCTGGGAAAAGCTCAGAAGCGCGAATCTTAGTTACCGGTCTTCCCGGGGCACGTCTTTCTTGTCTCTTGGGAGCTCCAGAAATAACCGGTTTTTCAGGGGGTGCTTGTGGTTGCGTGCTTGCTGGCGGCCCCTGCTTTGCTTTTGCTTCCGAAATCCGCCGCGCCCTTTGTTTTTGCCACGTAGGGCTAAATTCCTTTTCCTTCTTTGGAATGACCGTCAAGTTGTCCCGGGGGCTCGGTTGAGCTTGCACCGCAGGTTCAGGTTGGGCCTTAGGAGCAGTTCTACGAATGGCAGGAGCGGCTTTACCACTGATAAAATCTTGTATTTCTCTGGCTTTTTGTTTAGCCATTTCTACTGGCGAAAGCAACTTTGCAGTAGTTTTTTGTCCAGGTGGGCCAGCCCAGGGGACAAGTCCACCCGCTGGTATACCGGCCTGTGCCACTAACTCTCTAGGAACACCACGCGTATGTGAAAGAAATGCACTTGCTATTGGACTTCTATTCTGGCGAAAGAGAACATTGGAAACCCACCGCATAGAGTTCGCAACACTTTTCCCAATACGTGATGGGAGTTGCGCTTCACGGCTTCGCCGTGCTTCAATAGCGTCGCTTACAACTGTTTCAAAACCAGGAGCGCCACCAAATTCTACAGAAAGTGCATCAGCAATATCCTGCTCGGTAATTTGCTGTTTCCAGTTTGGATCATATCCTTCTTGGTCTGGTCTCGTTGCTATACCAAGCGCAGCAGCAGCGCCGCGCTCGCCGGTATTCAACATTACCCTGCCACGAATAAAACGCTGGAATAGTCCAGTTCCGCTCTTGAACCAGTCCTCTCGTCCAGCATCAGGGCGACCAGGAACAGAGGTTGTAGCGTTGAGAATCCCACCAAGCTGTTTGGCCTTTTCTCCCTTTTCTTCAGTTGAGAAATATTTCTCAACTTTTTCACTGAGAATCTCAATGTCTCCTTCGCTGGCATTTGTTTCGGCTATTAAGCGGGCAATCCCTTCTGGAGAAAAGCCATAAGGAACTTCTCCACCGACTTTCAGAAAGGGTTCTCTTGATTTTTCGGCAAAGTTTAAAAGTGTTTCCAGAACACTTTCGCCAATAGCACCAGAAGTTGAGGCTCCTCTCCCTGCCTGTCTACCAAATAAGGTATAGGGTTTATTGTCCGGGCCGCTTGTACCAACAACAAGCGTTCCGCCACGCCCGCCCCTACCTGTAGTACGCATCCACGCTGCTTGAGTAAGCTTGAGGAGAGTATTTGAGGCTGCATCTTCATCTAACAGCATATCAACTGCTGTCTGATACATTTTCTCGGAAATATCCTGAGCAGCCCTTTGAGTTTTAGAACCATAAGAAGATGAAATGTCTACTAGCCCGCGCCTAAAGGTATTGTAGACAATCCCCATATTGCGCTTAGATGTGCCTTCCTGCCGGCTTGCTTCTTCAAGTTCTTCTACTGTATAGCTTTTAATGCCAGGAATGCGCTTTCCGCCACGCATTTTTACTAGATCGCTAATATATTCTCCAGCAGGAGAACGCAAGGCGCGTCTGATTATCGAACCAGCAGTTTGCGCCACACTACCAAAAACATCCTTAGTGGCGGCGCTTAGGGCCGCACGGTCAGAGTCAATATCCTTGTTGAGGGCCGCTGCTAGCACTCTAGAGGCAACAATATTGTATCCCTCGACTTCCACATCAAGATTGAGGTCTGGTTCTTCCTGCAACCTGACGGTAACAGGAATACCAGTCATCTCATCGGAAGTACTGGGATACATTGAAAACAGACCTGTCAATCGTTTTTCTGATGCTAGCTTCAGTAAATCTTTGTTACTCAACTTAGACAGGTTTTTATCTCGGAATTCTTCAGGCCAATCTGTTCTATCGATAGTAATATCCCCGCCAGCCACCATCTTCCTGAACCCGGCAAGGGTAACCGCTACTTCATTGGCGGCCAGGGTATTGCTGGCAAGAATAGCACCTGCTGCGGCAGGAATATGGAGAGTGGTCAACCCACGAGTATGTTCCGCGCTGCTTGTTTGCCTCCGCAAGCTTTCTTCATAGGCCGCCCTTGCCTGTTCAAGGGTTCCCGGCTCTGCTTCGTCGCCAGCCATTGCCGCACTTATAACATCCATAGCGGTGCTGACAGTTCGATTCATTTCATGGCGTGGATATTCCAGAGACTCTACAGTTCTGTCAAAGCGCGATTGGCGTTTTAGCGATGAAGTTTGTGGAATAAAAGTTCCACCAACATTGTAAATAGTTTGCCGTTTGCTTCCCTTTTCAAAAACTTCATTCAGGGCCCCTAAGGTAACATTTTGCACTTCCTCATTACTAAGTTGATCCAGACTCTTGTTATAAAGTTTTCCAGCAAGGGCGTGCATGGTATCTCTAATTGCGCCCTTTTTACTGGCAAACGCTTTTTCAGTAACAATATTATAATTCTGTAGAAATTTATTTATCTCTTTAGAGCCCTGGTCGCGCAAATTCAACGCGCCAGTCGCCATCGTGTAATCCCAAAACGGTTCTATCTGTTTGCCAAAACGGGCCATATAAGAGATAGCAATTTCTCTTTCTTGCCCGCCCTTGCGATACAGTGCTTCAAGTTCTTCAATAGAAATATTCTGTGACGGGGAACCCTGTTCAGGACGAAGTTGTGTAGCATAGTATGGAGCATCTAAAGCAAGCGCATTCATGACGACCGCATAATTCCCATTAGGTAGTTTTTCTACCTTTTCTAGGGCTGGTCGTTTTGCATACTTTTCTGAACCGGGGAATGTAATTGTTTTGCCCTCAATTTGTACTTCCGGTTGAAAAAGGTTTGCACTTTTACCTACAATTTCCTCCCCGGTCATTGCCGCGAATGCGGCAGGGTTATCGGCTAAAAGTTTAGCATAGGCAACTGCTTCTTCAGGAGTTTTCCCCATGAAACGCACTAAGGCATCCGGAGACATCTCTGTCTCTATAACGGTTTCATGTAAGGAAAGTAAATCCTGGTGTTTTCCAGAATAAAGGTCTTCAACAAATGATAGAAAACCGGGCGCATTGGATTCTTCAGTAATATCTACTAGACCGGTAGCGCCTCGCGTAAGATTATATGCCGCTGCTATTTCTTCAAATTTTTCTTTTGGCAACCCGGCAAGAATAGCAGTGCCAAGCTGCATAGCATCAGAAGGCGGCCCTTTTACTATGGTATCCTCAGGAACCCATTCATTGCTCTTAGAGGCCAGAGCAATATTGAACTTTGAAAGGGTTTTTTCTGAAACGGCTGAACCGGTAAGGACTCTACTTATATCTACGACATAATATTTTTTTCCGTTAATTTCTTCGATTTCAACTTTATTAATTCTTGTGGCGTGGTAATTTCCGCCCTCTATTGGAAAGAGGTCTTCATCGCCACCAACTAAATTAAATCGTTTTGCGAATTTTCCTTTTGGAAATTGCTTTCGTATCTCTCGTGCTTTATTGTGAATAAAAACTTGTCCTGGTTCAACATTAAGTGGAGTTCGTTCGTCTACAGGAACAAGGAATTGTTCCTGTGTTGACGCTTCTTGATAGAGTTTCCTTCCAGCATACGCCATACCTTCTGGGACTACGCCGCCAAAAATATGCCGCGCTCCACCACCTGGTTGAAAAAGATTTTCTGGCGTAGGAATAGATTTGTGTTCTCCGGTAACCGGATCGTTATACCCAGTCGTAATTGGAGATGTTATATTTCTTGAGCCTTCTCCCGGAGTAATGTCTAAGACAGTTTGAGTCCACCAGTTACTACGCCCGCGCTTAACTGCCTTAGCCGCGCTGGAATCTGTCCCCAAAAAGGTTCCTGGAATTTTTCCGGGAACGCGACCAAAACTTGTTGGATAATGGTGTTTTGAACCGGGACTTGAGGAATATCCTTCAATATTTTCTTCGGATTCAATAATTTGGCTTACACGAGCTTTGTTGAATTCTGTATCATTTGTAGAAGAAATGTTTTGCGGGCCTTCAGTCCCCTCACCAAATTTTTGCCCGGTAATTGGAGCATTTTTCCCCATCCCCATACCAGCAAAAATACCGGGATACTGTGTAACCTCACCACGTTCCTCTTTGCCAGCAACAGCAGCGTCTATCAGGCGTTGCTCTGCACTAACAATCTTTTTGCCTTTTACAATCGGCGTAATGGCATAAGTGCGGTTCCAGTTGCTTTCAAACGTTCCAACATGAGGAACGCCATACTCATCAATATGAAGGCGATACTGGCGCTCGTTGGGATCGCCTTCATAACTGAATAGCAAAATATTCTGGCCTCTATGCGTTATTCTCTGTGTATTGAGTTTAACGCCCCGTTTTTCTACGGCACCGGTAAATCTCCTATAAAAAGCTTCCTGTTCCTTTGTGTGCTTTTTAGTAGTGATTTCACCGACATTAGTGGGAACAAATTGTGGCTTTGGCGTTTCCGTTCCTTTATTTACATCACGACGCCTTCTCCATCCCCCTTTTCTTTTCTGTTGTTTTTGTTTTCCTTTATTGCCAGTAGAAGCGCCATATTCTATGGGCTCATAAAAGTCCCTTCGTTTTCTTTCTCTGCGCTGGTGCTTTGCTCTACCAGCGCCCTTAGTTGCTTCGTCAGCGCCGCCATAAAGTTCTTCATTGCCCCTAACCCTAGAGCGCCTTTTATTTTCTGGAGATTTATTGGCGACCTTCCTACTAGCGCCTTTTCTGGCCCTTATTCTTTCCGCTCCGCCAGAAGAACGGGAAAGAGGAGAGGAGAATTCTTCAAATTCAAAAGGGTCTTCCTCACCAAGACTTTCTAAGTCTTCCTCTATAGAAATATCGTCTGTGCCAGTGAGTTCTTCGCCCTCAACCTCTTTTCTTATTTGCTCCATTTCGTCTGGAATATCCGAAATATCCCCAAAGGGATTCCCGTCAGGTCTCTCAAGGGGAGTTTCATCGGGGTCTTCATTAAAGATACTTTCAATATCTTCGATTCTTTTACCCCTGACATTTCTAAGATCGATTCTGGGATTTCTTTCTCGTTTTTTCATTGCGTTAATTCCAATTCACCGGCAGACCAATTCAATTTTTGGCGCTGATTGATGCGGATAAGTTCTTTTATTTCGTCTTCCGCTCTAAGGATTTGCTCAAACTCTAAATAAAGTAGATAGGGCTGATCGGCCCATCTCCCATCCCAGTAAAGTGTTTCGTTATGCGAACGCATCTCGGAAATTAAAATTAGGGCCTCAGGAACAGGGAGTTCTTCATCACTTACAATCTGTCCTGAGGCCTGTTTATATTCTTTCCACAGTAGGGCTACTGTAGCATCATAGACGCGCTGGAGATGGGCCTCTAGGATTCCCCCATATACCACTGTGCATTATGTTGATGGCAAAGTTCAACAATTTCTTCAGCAACTTCGGGCGGGAGAAAACTCCATGCTTTTTCAAATTCCGCTTCGGACATTGCCAGCGTCGGGACGCCACGATCCGTGCGAAACCTGAAAACAGGTTCAGTCTTTCCATCGGGCAATTCGAATTCCAGATTGCATCCCGCTAATGTCATATATACTTCCATGCGATTGACTGCGGTCTGGGTATTGTTTTGTCTAAGCCCACCAAATCCACCAGTATCATCGAACATCCATGTCATATCGTCAAGCATTTGACGGCGCTTTTCTTCTTCGCCGCGCCTTGCCTGTCGAAACTCCACATAAGTTTCCCCGTCAGGATCGCTTTTCAGAATATAGCGTTCAATCAGTGGGATTTTAGGAATTCTCATAATTTATCTCCTGTGAAGGAATTGGGAATTGGGAAATTTCCCAATTCCCAATTTCCCAATTAACTAGGTGGGCCATGCATAACCGCTTTGTTCGTTGACCAGCACAACTTCAAAGTACTGATTTGAGGAGCCTGGATCGATAACGTCAATGGTTAGCGGGATTGTCACCATATTGCCCGGTTCAAGGGTCGGTGGGCCATCAGCCCGGATAGTTACCTTGTCGGCCAAGAACTTCAAGCTGTATGGATGCGATTTGCCACTGATATTGCCCGGACTTTCAACATAAAGTTCAAGGGCTTCAGTAACACCAGATTCCTTCAAGAGCGGGAACGGTGACCACGTAGCGCCAGTAGAAGAACCGGTACGAATTTCATTGTAGAGATCGGCATTGGCCCACTTGAGGGTAGTCTTGATAGACACGCCCTTGCTCAACATGGCAAAGTCATCAGGATGGTAGGCCCCGACAATCATTTCCTGCTGTGGGGTGGTGGTCTGGATATTAAAGGCCACCTGTGCCCCGAGCAATGGATAAGACACGCCACCAATGGAGAACCCACCCTTGCAGGATAGTGGGATAGACTGAAAATCTTCATAGTCATCCGCATAAATCCACCCACTAGGATCATCCTCAAAGAATGGCACGCGACCCAGGAAGTCAAAGCGTGAAGTAACCTGTCCGGACTGCGGGACGGTAAACTGCGCCGCAGCGACAATGCTATCATACCCGCCTTCGCCATAGGCGGCCCCTGAAGCCTCAGGAACAACCTTACGCAGGGCAAGATACTTGATTGCCGTTTGGCTCTCTGGATACCGGAAATAATGAGTATACAAACCAGTTTCAGGGCTATTGGAGACAGTTGACACAGACCCCATTAGGGCATAAATCAACCAACCAATATCCCCCTCGATACGGGGCAGAAGCTCAACGCTTCCACCAAAGAAGGCACCGGATTTATAAGCGCCAGTCGGAACGATAACGCCACCAACTTCGAGCGGCTGTAGGTCTTGCATTTCCTGCACGCCGATATTCGCTGACATGGCTTTATACCGATACCATGAGTAATCCCCAATGGAAAAGGTACTATCGCCAAGTTTGGCGGCCTGTGGAGCCAGTGAGAATACACCTGCTTGTGCTGTAACAGTCATTGCTAATCCTCCAATATCTTTTTATAGATGGTGCGCCATACTTGCCAGTTATTGGTAATGTAACGACGGCTCACCGATTTGTAACCAGTAATTTGTAATCTTTCCCGAAAACGACCATCTTGAATAACCTCCCTGATAGCTTTATCCCACGCTTCTGGCGTATGCTTAACCAGTAATCCATTATGCCGGTTATTGATTTCCCTTCGATAAATCGGCATATCGGTAGCCAGTACACAAGCACCCGCCCATTTCCCCCTCACGAGACGCTTTGAGGCCATTCCTTCTATTGCCTTAATCCCAGATTTGCTCCAGTTAAACGGATCATCGGGATCAACGGGGCACAGTAAAACATCAATTTGATTGATTACTGCCGGATACTCCAGGTAACGCGCCCCCGGATGTATTAGTATATGAGGATTGTCCATATACTGTATATAATCAGGATGAAAGTGGACTACCTGAAGTCGCACGTCTGGAAAGTCCCGCAAAATACCCGGAAGAATATCTTTAAGAACGATCCAGTCATTATAGTGCGTCTTTGTTCCGGCCAATCCAATTGTTAAGTTTTCTGGCCTAGACATATTGGCGTAGGCGTCCCATAGGGAGCGATCAATAAAGTTCGGCGCGACATAAACTTTCTTTCCAGTCAGCTTTTCCATCCATTGTTTAAGATAGGGTGTGCTGACAGTAATCGCGTCGCATATACTGGCAATAACTATAGAGCTATCTCCGCCAGTGTGCACTTCACGATGGATATTGCTATAGTCGTCGTCGCACTCATAAACAATACGCTTGTTCATGAGTCTCAGGGTTTCAAAGAACGATTTTGCCCCTTCGAGATTTTCTTGGCTAGTCCACCATCGCGGTAAAACAACGATGTCTGCAAGAATTAGCTGTTGGATAAGTTCTTTCTTTTCGATTTGATCAATGAAGACCCAACCGGTTTCCCAGTCCTTATCAAACTCGCTAAGATGGGTCAGGGGCATTGTAACCCGGTAAATCTCACAGGCCCCAACTTTCTCGGCGCTGCGTGCATTATTCCCAAAGATGGCAATAACTGTTGGCATACTTAAATTTTCTCCAAAATTATTGTATACCCATTGCCAACTTTGGAGTCGGTTTCTTCGGTGTCAACGATATTCCAGGTATGCTCCAGATGATCGTTGCACCACATTACCATGTCCAGCAAACTTTCCAGCGTCCAGACAGACGCATGGCCCATATGATTAATACCAAGCCCCGCCCAATCAAAGGTCTCGATATTTAGCCTTTTCTCGCGCCATTCGATGAGAGTTTCCAGCGGAGTTACAGGACGTTCGGCATCCTGTGGTAGAGCGTCTCGCTTGGGAACAATCATAAACAGAATGCCATTAGGATTCAATGCCCTATACCATACATCCATAGCCTTTAGTGGATTGGGCAGATGTTCAAGTACATGGCTGTGGATAATATAGTCCAACTTCATGCGAGAAAGTTTTAGAGAGTCCGCTACGGCGTCAATATCAACATCTGCATAAGACCCACACATTTCAGCCTGAGTCCTTTTATAGTGTTCCCAATCCTGACTGTAACTCTTTGGTGCCAGGTTGAGAGACCCCTCAAGCCCAAATGGATTATGGGCCGCAGCCCCGATCTCGACGCCATTGCCTACACACCATTGCTTTGCCAGTGGCATTTCCTTAAAGATAATCGGAAAGCCATCTACCTTCTTGAATTCACCTTCGTAAGGCATAACCCTGATCATAAACAACCCTCCACTTCATTTAGTGTCCGCAAACGAATTTCCCCATGCCAGATAAAGGCTCCCTCACCGCCACCTTCGCGGATATAGGACTGCTCGACCTGCACAAAGATTGCATATTCCCCAAAACTATCTGGGCCAAGCGGCGTTATGTCTCCTTGCCGAATTGCATTTTCGGCTCGTGAAAGTATAACAGCAGCTATGGTTCGAGATACACTGCGGGAAGTTTCTCCCATGTCATAGATTGATAGTTCTACTGTGTATCTCCGCCAGAATTTTGAACCGCCGCCAAGTTCATAAGTCGGAAAACTCAATCCCTTGTCTGGCGTAGCAATCTCGTTTACATATCCCTCATCAATCCTATTGTTGGGGTGAATACTGATAGTAATGCCAGTTCCGACCGTTGGATCGTCTTGCAATCTCCCGGCCATCACCCTTTGGGCAATGGTATCAGCTTCGTTCAGCCCCAACACCTCGGTGATCAGTTCTTTGGTAAGAACTTCCTCCAGTTTATCAATTGTCATATTGATAATTGATACTTCAGCGGTACTCATCGTAATGATTTCGCTTTCGGCCAGTATGTTTCTCGTTCTTGTGCGGGATACTGCTGAACTATGCGCAAGTATAGATCATACAGATATGTCGCCTGCCGCTGTAGAGGATTCTGTTCGGGGGTACCCGTATCGGGCTTAGTTCCAAACTGGCGCAAGTATGATGTTGCAGTGCTTTCTGCGGTAACACAAAAAGAACCAGCGAGGATTGCCACAGGGCCTTCAGCCCATGAGGGTATCTCCATAACCGAATTATCGTCCACCGGCCTGGTGTATTTGGCGAAATACAACATCGTCAATTCTGAGTTTCTTTCAGGCTTAAACCGCAAATTGAGTGTCGTGTCAGGCCAAACCCACCAGCCGCGCGGAACGGTTGTCTCGTCGGGGACAATACCTAGCCAACTGGTTCCAACGGTATAGCGAATACCGGGCAACATCTCATAGCGATCTTCAGATACGAGTTTATAACGTAGAAGGGCGGTTGTCATAGGATCACTGAAGATATTGCCCGGCATCGTATATGTTGTTGGCTGTGTACTGTCTACAGTCCACGTGATACTCGAAGGAATAGCAGTATGGATAGCGAAAATATCCAGCGCCCATCCAACAGCGTCAAGCAATTGGGCTTTTGTCCAGCGCGATACGTTACTGTCTTTAAGCACAGTGCGCCGGATTATTGCTTCCATATTGCTAAAGGTGATTGCCATCTTTCCCCTCGATTCACCCTGAAACTAATTGGGAATTGGGAAATCTCCCAATTTCCCAATTTCCCAATTACTGGATGACGCGCCCACCCTTGAAGCGGTAGGAGCCAGCCACGAATGCAGTCTCAAACACCTGCGGCTGAAACACATTGTAGCCAACATATGCATCCCAGGAGAAGCGATACATCGAGTCGAAGTCATCAACCGGGGGCGGCGTATGAAGTTCAGGCTGCCGGCCAACACCGAGAACGACACCATCCATACCGCCGATAAACACCATCGTATGGATATGGCGTCCCTTCGTGACCCAACCATACACGCCGTTCCCGACCAGATCATCGGTCATATCAACCATAATCGGGCGATCCAGTACGATCCTGTCAGTGGCAGCATCAACGGCAACAACGCGCCGATTGTGCAACTTACCATCGGTAAAATCGACACCGTTCGTCGCGCCATTAGCATTGGTACGCAGAGTGTGGATTGTGACCAGGTCGTTAACCTCAAAGTCACCAGCATCAAAGCTATCCAACTGTAGATAGGCTGTCTGCCCACCCTGGCCCGGAGTCCATGCTTCATCGACCTTCGCCCCGGCACCATCGCCAGCATTAACTGGCAACAGGATAGCCTTCTGAACCAGCACTTCACCGCAGTTAGCGAGCATCGCGCGTGGCGTCTGAATAAAGCGGGTATTCTTCCACACGCCGACTTCGTAGTTGAGCAGACGCTTGGGATCAGCATACTGCATCGTGCTAAGCCACTGGCGATCATCCTGCAACTGAAGGTCATGCAGAACACCAGCGGTCGTGATGCAAATGATGTTCCCACCCGTTCCAGCCGCCGCGTCAACAGAAAACGGGACTTCACGGTTGCGCATACCCAACTGCATATCTTCGATTAGCCCGGTCGTTGCAGTATCCGAAGTGCTAATGTCGCCGATACTGGTAGCATTCCCACCATACATCTTGTATGAGCCGTTCAAGAAAGCATTGCGAGCAAGATAATCAAACACATCAATCATATGCTCGCCAAGACCGGCATTAAGAATACGGCGGATACCAGCCACACCGTCCTGCTGCCAGTAAGCGATCATATCATCATAGCGATGATAGGCGACCTTACCACCATAGCGCGAAAACGTAATTTCGATTTCCTCACTGTTGAAATGGCTTGCAGGCGTCCACAACTGCCGCAAATCCAATTCATTGTAGTCTGGATGCAAACCAAGCAAGCGGGTAATGGTCATTGTCTTGGCCCGCACACCAGTTAGCGAACGTTGAGCGGTAATAAACTGGTTATACACGTTCCTGGTCTGCCAGAGAGAAAGCAGTTCAGGATCGTACCAGTTACGCTCCTTTTTAGTAATCCCTACCCAGGGATGATTAGGATAGTAAGTCGAAAAATCTCCTGCCATTTTCTAATCCTCTAGTTTATTAGGATGACGTAGCCAACAGGCGCATCAGCCTTTCCCTCTCGGCTGGATCGCTGATTTGACCCGCCATCAATCTGTCGTAAATTTCATCGGCGGTAAGTTCTGGAGTTTCACGCTGGCCGCCACCAGCATTTGCCGGGGTAGAACCGACAAGCATTTGTTTTGCCCCCTCGTTTGACAGTTTATTTACTGTGTTAGAGAAATCTTGAAGATATTGGCGATATTCTTCTTCATTCTCAAAATCAGTACGAAGCATGTCGCGCATGGGCAAAATAGCGGGGTAGTCCATCAGGATTTTCATACGTTGGAGGGCAGTTTGGGCCTGGGTGCTTTCAGCAGCAGTCGCCTGCAACCGGGTCTCCAATTCCTGATGTCTCTTTTCTACAGAACTGGCCTTAAGCGTTAATTCATTAATTTGCTGTTGTAGTTCATTGATAGTGTTATCACGCTCAAGGAGTTGTTCTCGTAGACGTTTTAGTTCCTCGTCTTTCGCTTGTGCGGTGCGTTGCCATCCGGCAGAACGCTTTTTCCATTCTTCGGCGCTCCCCGCTTCTTGGATGGGCGGTGCGGGGGACTCCTCATTTTTGATTTCCGGTTCCTCAGCGGCATCATCCGGTTGTGGAGCGGTTTTTTCAGACATGATTTACTCCTTAAACAGCAGTCAGGTCGTAGTGAATATTGTCATCGGCGCACATATCGGCAAGCTCGAAGTATTCAATGAAGCCGCAAACCGTGCCTTCCGTTGGCGAGCCGCCAATGGTAATTCGCATCTGCGTCGCTGTCGGCAAGAACAACCCGGCAGGATTATCAGCATTAGAACTTCCCACATTGGTAGCCACAGCGTTAGCATTGGCTTCATTCCAGTCTGCGGTGTCGATAAGTGCATCTGCGTTAGCACTGGTACCAATTTCTACGGTACCACTACCATTCAGGGCGTCTTCGATCCAGGCAACAACGCGAGAGACGAAAGTCCCCGCAGGTGCCAGCCAAAAATCAAGATTATCAGCCCCGGTAACGGTAACTTTAAAGGTCTTGATTTTGGGAACGAAACTAACACCCTGAATTGACGAACTATCACGTGTAGCAGCAAAACGAACAGTAGGTTGAGTCATCTCCTCAATTCCCTTTCTAGCCGTCGCCAGTGATGGCTTCCGGCACAGGCTTAATTATTCCCGTTGGCGTCTCCGTAGGAGTATCGCCAGCGCCCATCCCATTAGAAGATTTCAATTGGGCTTTTTGCCGCGCTTCTTCCAGTACCTCTTTAGCGGCCAACTCAGGATTCTTTTCATCTCCCAGTCGGGTAAGCGCCTGCTCAATAGTAAGCAGACCAGTACTGTACAGAAGAATAACCTCATTAACAACCTGCTCACGATCACGCGGGATCATCGGAGCCCAATTAACCGATAAACGCACTCGTTCCAGAGAATCAGCGAATTTTGCACGATATTGCTCTACTGGATATTTAAGTGCCGCTATTGCAAGCAATTGCCTGCAAACCTGGATCAGGCCAACTGTCCAATTGGCCCGCACAATACGGGCAATAGACGTTGTAGGCCACATACGAAAGGCAAGGGTCAAAGCACGGCGCTGCGAACCCTCATCTTCGCCGTAAGCAATGTTAGATAGAAAACCTGAGCGCAAGATAGACCGGAATAACTTCTCTGGAAAATCGATTAATCCGGGAGACATCTCTGGTGAAGAAGGATATTCCATTTCCGGATCAGCGCCGCCCATCTGGGCAAAACCCAGATTATGGGCTTCAGTGCCATCGGGGAGTTCCATACTCGTCACGGCGCTGGTATTGCGAACCCAGGGCTTGCGGTGAATGGTATCTTGAATACCATCACCAATATCAGCCATGCGGATATTATATTCTTTAGAGAGGCCTTCTATCGCTCCCCTGATGAGAGAAAGGCCGTAGAACCCGCCAGCCCTGATCCAGGGGATATAGGTGACGGGAACAAATCCATAGATATTCTTTTGCTTATTGTAGGAAATATCGATATTCCCTACTCGCATTTGCAAAGGTTCACCATCAATGGTGATACTATAATCTTCTTCAGTCCAATGTTCTACATAAACAGCATGGAGCCCTTTTACTTCGACACCATATTTAAGTTTTGCTTCCCGCGCCGGGATGCGATAGGCGATAAAGGCTTCCAGTAACCGATTGTAATTAGAGGTATCCCAAACGGGTAATACGACATCCGGAATGAGTATGTCAATCGTGAGGCCCTTGCTGATGCCTTCTTCTTTCGGCCACCAGCCCGTTTTGAAGTAACATCCTCCGAGTAGCGGCGCGATAAGGGCGTTCTCAAGTTGTTTGGCTCGTCCATTATTCTCCTGCCATACGGCATTAAGAAAATCCTCTATTTGTAGCGCCAGTCCCTCTTGTTCTTCGGTGACCTTATCATCAGAAAAAATATCTTGGATATACTGCCCTTCAAAATGTACTGCGGAATCGTCGGTATCCGGGATTTCTCCAATCATCGCCGCCGCATGTTTAAAAATAATATCCCGGATGGGATTGATCTGAAGGGGATATTGCTCTACGGGATCGCCCGTTTCGGTCTGTGTATGAGGTAGAATCGATTGCCAGTATTCACCGGAAAAATAACGCCACATTTCGGTGTACTGTTGCAGTTGTCGATTCCAACGCTCCAGAGGAAAACCAGGCGGGATTTCATCCTGGGTTAACGCAGCAGCGGGAATATAGTTGAGGATTCTAAAGTCTGTCGTAAAATCGTTCATGGAAAATATATGGGGCGTTTCTCGCTAATAACATTATCACTATGGCATTAGTCTGTCAAGTGCGTAAGCGCGGGCGTCGGTAAGAACGTGCTCGAACAACATGAAAATCAGGCTGGACATAGAGTTTCTTCTTTGCCCACCATGCAATAATCTCAGAATACTTCAAAATTAGAAGCAGGATTTTTCGCTTCATCGAATAGCCTCAAACGCTTCTACAAATTCCAGCAACGTATCAAAAACATTGCGATAACCGTTCAATTGTTCGATCTCAGAATTGAGAGCGGATAAACGGGTATTCTGTTCTTCAATTGTAGTCAGGGCTTCCGACAAAGCCTTTTTCACCGATGAACAATCTTCGGCTCCTGATACATCTGAAAATTGTAGATATTGGGATGCAGCCCACAAAACGGCTCCATCGGTTTCCCGAATCATCTGCACCCAGGTATAGTTGTCTTTTTCGACTTGCGCATTGTTGACAAGGGCACGAAACGTACTGTTGGCGGCAAGTCTAAACAAAATCGGCGAACTAAGCCCCGGCGCACTGCGAAACGCAAGACCACCATCTTTTACTGTGACCTGTTTAAATGAAAACTGTGGCATCTTAGTACACTCCTCTCGCCATCTTCTGGCGTCTTCAATTAGCAATTGCTGTAACCGCTTGGCATTTTTGATGTTAAAGGTTTCCCACTGATCATCTGGACACCAGGTAAAAATAGCCTGTCCAAGTTCACAAAATGGTTCATAAATTCCACGCATCAGATCGGTTAAATAAGAGGCATATAGTTCCTCAGAGATTCCCTTGCCAGCAAGCCATCCATGATATTCCGACTGCAAACTATCTGAGCCGTGTTCGGAAATCATAATAACTGGCTTATCAAGGCCCATCTTCTGGCAAGCCTGTAGCAAGAATAGGAACCGCCCGATTAACCAGTTGTCTCCCTCATAGGGATTCCAGCCGGGTTTATATGGATTGTGAAAATCAAAATACTCGTGTAGCAAAATAACATGCGGCATCAATCCCCGTTCAATACGCTTCTTGTTGCTGGCATCATAGGCCTGCAAAAAGGGTGCCAGTCTTGTCGTTGTCGCCGTAATGGTCTCCACCAGTCTGGCCTTGAGCATCTCTGCCTGCCGTTTATTAGGTTCCCCGGAATACATTGCATGGGATACCAGCATTAAAGATTCCCATTCCTGTGGTTCTGGCCCGCCCATCCCCGTTCCAAGAGCTCCTATCCAGCGCCCCTCTTTATCCGCAACCTCCATGCCCTTAATGTGGTAATCCGCTGTTTGCTTATCGTAAGATGGTTCATTGTCAAAAACCAATCCGATACGGCCATCGGGAACATCTCCAGCCAGTTTGTAAAACCGGGCTACCGGGTCAAAACGCCTGCTGCTATTGTCATCCCCGTTGATTCCCCAGTTCCGATACAGAACTCGCATTTCCGGAAAGTTGTACTGCAAATCCATTGCCAGACCGGGATTATCCATAATCAGAATAGAACGCGGGCGTATCTGATCTACAAAATTATATAGAGCAGAGTGATCATAATTCCCAGACCCGGCCAGCACATTTAGAGTAAGCGGATAAAATTCCCGCCGAATCGGACGAGAATCCTGCTGCATTAAAAATGCCCGTTCTCCAGACCGGATAAATCTATAACGCGTCTTCCAGAGTAGCCTTGCTAAAGGATTGTTTTTCATACTGCAATGCGCCCTCTCGCTCCATTACGAACGCTGCCTCTTGAGATTGTCTTGCGCGTATTGCGGCCCACATTAACCAGCACAGAATCAATATTGCGTTGCCCCATCAGCATTTCTAGCTGGCCGCGATACCGGTAAAACAACCAATAACAGGACATACAAAAGGCCATAACAATATCCTGACGCAATTTATTGTCAGGCATATCATATTTAAGATGCTGCAACCAGACATGGGGAATGTAGGGAAATTCAAGCAACCCACGACTCATCAGTAATTTTCCAGCATTCAATGCCCCATACTTGCCATTCCCGCCCATCGTTAACCGGTCTGGTATCAATCCCCATTCTTTGAAAACATACTGGTCGTATAACATCTGCGGGCCAGTCGTATCTAGCGCACACCAGCCTGCCTTGAGATCGTAGGATATGGTCTCTTTGTCTTCTGGCAAAGAAGGACTGCGATCAGCCCGAAAACGAATTACAGTGTCCATGAACTCATGGGTGAATGGCTCCGGACTCCCATGACCGAAAACCCACTTGAAGCGCCTTAAACTCGCTGGCTTGCGGGGAAACTCGGTAATGTCCCACGCTAAAATTACCGCCGCATTACGCTCTGGTGGATCGTCTTGCCCCGGATCGGCTACCACCAGATGCTCCGCCCCATAAATCGGAGGAATTTGCCAGTCATGTATCCCGACCCTCGGAGCCTCTTTGCGAATAAATAATGGCAAATTCTTCTCTACACCGTCCAGATTGTATTGCTCTAGCTTGCTCGAACGGCAAATTTCCAGACTCGAAGACGGAAAATGCTTCCCGCGCCCGCGCGGACGCCCGCCACGCAAATGCACCCGAATCGATTCTTCATCCCCGCCAACATCCTGCTCCATACGCTTGATTTGCGCACTGGTAATAAAAGGATTGTCGTATGTCTGTACCTGTAACGCCAATGTGTCAGGATCAAGTTCGGCGTCATCAAATGCATCCCAGAGTTCCGGGTTGTCTTCTGAGTTCGCAAATAAACCCAGACGCCCCATGCGCTCTCGCCCACCAATCTGCCCACGAGTACGTGTACCTAAAATCTCGAAAATGTCCTGACGAAGATTGGGGAACATTTCCGCCTGATCCACATACCCAATGTCTACTTCCATCGTTTTTAGTTTGCGTGGGTCGTCTAATATGGGCATAAAACGTATCGTCGATTGACCAATGCCGTCATGCTCTAAAACAATCATCGGCACCGGCCTTCTGACCATCTTCTTGACAAACTTCTCCTTGAACGGCGTGTCGCGCAAAAGAGAATCTAGCTTGTTGTTTGCCT